TCCTGGCAAAATGGTAAAGGATAGAAAATTTGTAGGGGCTGGAGCTCATGGGTCTGGTTTTGACCCTGGAAAAAATACATTGTGGACATCTCGTTCAAGAGATTATGTTGAACACCCAAGATATGTTGGTCAAGACCCAGGAAGAATAACATTAGAATTTGAAGTTCCTAAGTCATATGTTAATAAGCTTGGAAAAGAAACAGGACAGGGATTTTCGGATATTGAGCCTGCAATGGAAACTTTTTTTGAAGAAGGTTTACCTGTAGAATTTCTAAAAAAGGTACATAAAATGAAAGACATTAACTGGCTTTACCTTTCACAGTGAATATAAATACCAAAAATGTAAGTGAAGCTGAAAAAGCTTTATCAGTTGCATACAGTGATCTGATAGCATTTGGTAAACTTTTCCTCCCAGGGGATTTCGGGAAATCGGAGTCCCCTCCCTTCCATTATGAAATAGCTGATGCGTTATTAGAACCTACACAGAAGTCACTTGCTCTAATACTACCTCGTGGACACGGTAAGACACAATTATTCAAGACATTTTTACTACATAAGATACTATTTAAAGATAACGATGAATTAATGTTCATTGCATGGGTAAGTGATAGTCATAGGAAATCCGTATTAAACCTTCAGTATATAAAAGACCATTTACAAAATAATGATATGATTCATTACTATTTTGGGGATATAGTTGGTAAGAAGTGGACTGAAACAGATATTGTTACTACAACACAGGCAAAACTAATATCAAGGTCTAATCTTTCAAGTGTTCGTGGTGAGAACTATTTGGGTAAAAGATATGATATTGTAGCATTGGATGATACAGAAAGCGAAATGAATACTATTACTTTTGATGCAAGAGAGAAGATTAAGAATATTGTTTATAATGGTATAAAGCCAGCTTTAGATGTTGAAACAGGAAGATTAATATTTGCAGGAACTCCAGTTCATTTTGACAGTTTATGTCAGAATGTATTGGATGGGTATCATAAGTTTCTTGAGGATGGCATTATAGATGAATATACTTGGAATGTCATTACTTATAAAGTAACACAATCTGAAATGCCTGGAGGTGTTTTATGGGCTTCGTACTTTCCTAAAGAAAGATTAGATGGAATAAAGAAGGAACATGAAGACGCTGGCAGGAGTTCAGGGTTTTATCAAGAATATGAACTGGAGGTTTTAAATGAAGAGGAAGCAGTATGGGGAAGGAAGTATATTAAGCATTATGAAGGATTTTATAATTACGATGAGGATATGGGTAACTATCTTATTGTGGATGATGATATGGTTCCTATCAACTGCTTTGTTGGCTGTGATCCAGCTACCGACATTAATACGAAAACTTCTGACTTCTCGGTCATCATGGTTATCGCTATTGATCCTAATAACAATCTATATGTATTAGAGTATGAAAGACACAGGGCAATCCCTACTGTAGCAGGAAGGGATACAGATGGAAATATTATAGGAAAGAAGGGTGTTGTTGATTATATTATGGAACTTCATGAAAAATACCATTGTTTGTCATCAACAGTTGAAGATGTAGCAATGAATAGGAGTATATTCCAATCATTGAATGAAAGAAGAAGAATAGAAAATAAATTCAGTATTAGCGTTATTCCAGAGAAACCAGGGGGCAGAGAGAAAAGAAATAAGATATATTCAGGTCTTTCAGGACGTTTTAGTACTGGAACGGTACATTTAAAGGAAAATATGTTTGATTTAATACATGAAATTGTTACATTCGGTCCTAGAATGGCACATGATGATACCATTGAGACACTTTTCTACGCACAATTGCACGCATTTCCACCCAATGTTAAGCAAAAAAAGGAAGGCGAGGAACGTGTTTGGTATAAGCCTAAGAGAAAAGCAAAAGACTGGGTAGTAGCATAAGGAGTAAATTATGAGTAATGGACAATCTTGGGGAGCATCGAACGAAAAGGAATTCAAAGAAAAATTTCCAGCATTATTTGAGCGTTATGGAAGTATGGAAGAATATAAAGCTGCTATACATGAGGAATATAGGAAAGAGTATTATAATACTGGTCAAGATTATATTGCACAGATTTCTAAGGAATACAAAATTCCAAAGAAATTTATAGAGCAAAAATTTTACGAACAGGATTTAGAATCATATGAAGAATTTGAGTCATCAGGAGCTGATGCAGTTGGACATGTTAAGAGTGATGCAGAGGGAAATGTTTCATGGCTAGGGGGGGAGCATACGAAGGAGGGGAAACCTGAATTAGGTTATCCTCAGATTCTTATGAGAGATGTTGATCAAGAGAAACGTATAATGCCTCAAATGAAAAAAGATTATGATGTTTATAAATCACAAATAAGACGCACACCAGAAGATAAGATTATGGATTCATGGGAAGCAGGAGATTCTAAATCTAATATAATGGGTGAATAATAATGGCTTATAAAGAACTTGCTCCTCCTCAGATGCCTGGTATAAGTGACCAAAGGCAAGGTAGTAGTCTTGGTCGGAAATTATTTGACCTTGTAGGTTTTAATATAAATCCGTTTAGCCCAGAATTTGGAAGTGCTGGCAAGGGAGTTCCTGGGGCTACAACTATAGGTATTACTGATAAATGGGAATTGGGTTTGTGGCACGATATGCCAAATCCTTTTAAAAGTAAAAGATATGAACACGAATTCTCTGTACCTCAAGAACCTGTTGCTGAATTTGGTCTTCAACTTTCAAGGAGTTTTTAAATGGCTAATAATAAAGAGGGTGTTGATTGGAGTTTTATAGGTGAGATGGAAGGAGGTGCCAAAAGAACAGGTTATATTCCAACTGAAGGTGGTAAAGCAATTGGGAAAAGTGGATTAACTTTAGCTACTGGATGGGATGTTGGTCAGATGTCTATGGAAGAACTTGAGTCATCTGGTCTTCCTCAATCTATTGTTGAAAAAGTTTCTCCATTTATTGGAGCAAAGGGGGAAGAAGCATTGGGAGTATTTGAAAAGCTTGGTGCTCCATCTATAAGTAAACAAGAAGCTTCTTTAATAGATAAGTATACCCACGGTAAAGCATTGTCTCAAATAAGTAAAAAATATGGAGAAGCTACAGGTAAGTCTTTTGAAGATTTAACATCAGCTCAACAGACAGTTATGGCATCAGTTGGATTTCAATATGGGTCTAATTTAAAAGATGCAACGCCAGGCTTTTGGAAACAAGCTACGACTGGAGATTGGACTGGTGCTCTTAAAAATTTACAGAATTTTGGTGATAGATATGATTATAGAAGAGGGAGAGAAGCTGAAATTTTAGGGGCAGATATAGCAATGAGAGGAATGGAAAAATATGAATAATAGAATATTAGGAGTAAATAATGGCAGGTAGAATTAACAGTATAGAACCAGGAAGACCCCACGAAGCGTCATTAGAAACTCGTGAGAGCAATTTACATTTGTCACATAGCGGGAAAAATAAATCTGTATGGCAATCATTTGTTGATTCATCAGGTTTTGCAAAGAGACATCCTAATCTTGCTCAGCAGGGTTCTTCAGATAGCGATATAAGAGAAGTTTGTCCATCATGTTTAGAGGAACGTTAAATGCCAAGACAAAATAATAAGAAGAAAGCTGAATCTAATAAAGCTCTATGGGAAAGAGCCAATGGGCATAGTAGAACTAAATGGCAGCTTGAACAGCAAAAAGCAAGAGACTTCTATCTTAATGATCAATTGACAGAAGAGGAAAAAAGTGCTTTAGAAGAAGGAGGTATGCCTACTTTTGCTATTAATCGTATAACTCCAGTAATCGAAGTAATGAAATATTTTGTAACTGCTAAGAATCCAAGATGGCAGGCAGTGGGAGCTGAGGGAAGTGATGTTGATGTTGCATCTGTTCATTCTGATATAGCAGACTATTGTTGGAATCTTTCTAGTGGTAAGCAATTATTTTCTTCTGTTATACAGGATTCTCTTACAAGAGGTGCTGGGTATTTTCATGTAGATGTTAATCCAGACTTAGACAGAGGAATGGGAGAGGTAGTTTTTAAGGCAATTGATCCATTTTCTGTATATGTTGATCCTATGAGCAGGGATTTTCTTTTTAGAGATGCTCACTATATAATTATTAAAAAAGATTTACCAAGGTCTCAGTTGATGCATTTACTGCCAGACTTTAAAGCTAAAATTAAGAATGCAGATGGTTCTTCAACTAGTATAGGATATAGTGCAAGAAATGTAGAGTCGAGCAGGAATATTCAGCCAGATGATATTTCTAGTGAGTCATATTTATTGACTGGAGAAGAGGATCAGATTCTTGACTACTACGAGGTATATTCAAAGGTAAAAGTTCCATATATGAATATCTTAATGAAGGTACCTGTAGACAATGAAGAAATTCAGAATACAATAGATGCCCTTAAGCTTCAGATTGCACAGATGAAAAGAGAAGTTTCTGTATCTCTGAAAGAACAGATTCAACAAATAATGGCCGCGCAGGAAGCTGGTGAGATTATTGATGAGAGAGCAGAGCTTGAAATAAATAAAGCAAAGGAAGAAGCACAGAGACAAATTGAACAACAGGAACAAACTCTGCAAATGAAATTGCAGGAAATTACTTCTCAAACTGTCAATAAAGTTGTAGGTGAAAAAGAATACAAAGTATTATTAACCAATAAAGAATTTAAAGAGAATCTTGTAGATGCTGTAAAATTCTATGATACACGGATAAATCTTTCCGTTTCTATTGGTGGTGATGTCTTTCTTTATGAACATATAATACCTATAAATGAATACCCAATTATACCTATATGCTATATGCATACTGGTACTCCATATCCAATGAGTGCTGTTACTCCATTAATAGGAAAACAGCAGGAAATAAACAAATCTCATCAGATTATGATACATAATGCAAATCTTGGTTCTAATTTAAGATGGATGTATGAAGAGGGAAGTGTTCCAGAGGAAGAATGGGAGCAGTACAGCAGTGCCCCAGGTGCATTATTAAAATACAGGCAAGGATTCAATCCTCCTACTCCTGTGTTACCAGCTCCTATCAACAACGCTTTCTTTACTGTCGTGCAACAAGGAAAGCAAGATATGGAATATATGTCTGGGATATATGCATCTATGCAAGGAGCTACTCAGCAACAGCATGATACATACAGGGGTATGTTAGCAATAGATGAATATGGTACAAGAAGAATTAAGGCATGGATGCAGACAATTGTTGAGCCAGCATTGGAACATATAGGAAGAGTTTTTAAGGAGATGGCACAAAGAACATATACAGCGAATAAAGTTTTTAGAATTGTTCAGCCTACAGGTCTACAGGAAGACAGACAAGTGGAGATCAATATTCCTATTTACGATGATTTAGGACAGGCTGTTTCCAAGTGGAATGATTATGGATCAGCTAAATTTGATGTGAAATTTGCAGCTGGTTCTTCCATGCCAATTAACAGATGGGCATTACTTGAAGAATACTTCAGATGGTTCCAGGCTGGATTAATTGATGATATTGCTATGTTGGCTCAAACGGATATACGTGGGAAAGAACAGATTATGAAAAGAAAATCTATCTATTCACAGTTAAAAGGACAGGTTGATAGTCTAGAAAATGCACTAAAAGATTCAAGAGGTGAGAATGAGACTATTAAGAGACAACTTGTACAGGCAGGTATTAAGCATGGTGTTGATGTTGGCAAGGGTGAAGTTGATAAAGAAGTAAACATGACAAAGGCACAGCAAAAACTTTTAAGAGGTTTAATACAAGGTGAATTTGATATGGCAAAGAAAGACTTAGGTAGGCGTGTTGATACTGCTATTGCTCAATTTAAAGCTGGAGTAAAGTCTGGTAATAAATAATAAAAAAAGTATTGGCAGTATAACTTTTTTTAATTAACTTAAGAGGAAAAAATGAAAGAAGAAAAGCAAAATACAGATAACTTGTTAGAAGATAACAATCCTGGTATTGAAGCTGATGTCGTAACTGACAGTGAGCAAGATGCTGATGATTTCTTTGCATCTTTAGACAAAGAAGTCAATAGCGGGGCTTATGATGATAATACATCAGAGCTTGAAAAAGGCGTAACGCAGCAGAAAACTACGGAAGAGTACCCTGTTGAGGAGATGGGAAGCGAGGAGGTTGCTCGATTACAGAAACGTTATAGTGACAGTAGTCGAGAAGCTAAAAGGCTTAATAGCCGCTTAAAAGACCTTGAACCTTATACACCTCTATTGGATGCCTTTAGGACGAACCCTGATTTAATTCAGTATGTAAGGAATTATTTTGAGGGTGGAGGTCAAACCCCTAAGAGTGTTAAAGAGAGGCTTGGGTTAGGCGAAGAGTTTGTTTATGATGTTGATGAGGCAATTACAAGCCCAGATTCTGATTCTGCAAAAGTATTTAATGCAGTGGTTGATGAAGCGGTAAGTAAGAAGCTTAGTAAGCATCAGAAAGAACAGGAAGTCGTAACCCAAAGGCGAACTGAGGAAGCACAATTTATTAATAAGCATAAGCTTTCAAAAGAAGACTATGCTGATGTAGTTGCTTTCGCTAAAGATAAAACCTTGACGCTGGATGATATTCTTTATTTAAAGACAAGGCAGGACAGAGAAAAACAGGTTGCTGGTGCAGCCAGAGAAGAAATGCTTAGTCAGATGAAGAATGTTAGACAAAAACCAGCCTCGTTATCTTCTACTGGCAGTAGACCATCTGCGAAAAAATCGCAGGAAGATAATTTGTTTGACGCTATTTTAGGGATTGACAGTGAGTTAGATAACGCATTTGGTTAATAGCTGAACTTTTTTCAGCCATTTCCAGATGCTTAATTCCTAAAATAAGGAGAAGACAAAATGGCTGATTTATTTAGTCTTGAGTCGACTGCTGATATTGGGGCTGGTGCCGCTGGTTCACGGTTAGGTACTAGTCTTGATACAGGCGTTCTTCGTAGAAAATATAATTTTGGGGATAGAGTTTCAGAGCTGAATATAGCTCAAGACCCTTTCTTTAGATTTGTATCAAAACTGTCGAAGAGATCAACAGACGACCCAGAGTTTAAATTCACAGAAAGACGGCCTTCTTTTCACAAGCGGTATTCATATATTGTAGCTCATCACGCAGCATCTTCTGGACAGCATAGTGCTGTTGATACACAGGCGACTGCGGCTGCTGGTTTATTAAATGCCACAGATGAACTATGGTTACTTATGGGTACTGATTATGATTACAGAGGGAATATTGGCAATAGGTATGGACAAACATCCAACGATGAAGTAAAAGTTGGTGACAATTACACTATGCCTAAGTTCTTTCTTCCAGACCAGATAGTAAAATTAAATCTTGGTGCTGATGGTGTCCCTGGGACACAAACAGAGTATTGCCTTGTGAAGGTAGTTGAAATTGGAAGTACAGTTGGAACTGATGAATATCTGAATATTAGAGTAAGAGTAGTTAGAGAACCTGCAAGTGTTGGTTCAGCTCTTGACTTTTGTTCTTATTCAACCTCTGTGCTATCTTTAGATAATGTATCAATTGCTGGTAGCAGTATTGCAGCTACTCTTGAACCTAAGAGATGCTATGTAGTAGGTACTGCTCATGCTCAGGGTAGTGGATATCCTGAAACATGGAAAGATCAACCTTTCTCAACTGGCTACGGGCGTACACAAATTTGGAAAACTGCTATGGCAATGGATAACACGACTCGTGCTACCGTGCAAAAGTATGAACCAAATGAGTGGGCTCGTGTCTGGCGTGAAAAGTTGATTGAACATAAATGGGATATTGAACAGAGTATTCTGTTTGGTTCTCAGTATGATTCAGGTGATGAATGGTACACACAAGGCGCTGTTGATTTCATTTCAAGTTACGGTAATGTGTTTAGTTTGGCGATTGCAACTAAAACACAGGATGATTTCTTAGATGATATGAGTAACTTCTTAGACCCACGATTCAATAATGCAAATGCAACATTGTTTTTTGTGGATACGCAAACATATAATTGGTTGCATAAACTAAGTGGTTATTTCTCAAACAACCTTGAAATCTCACCTAATTTCCGTGCTGATATGGCATTAACAGGTAAAAAGAAGGTATTTGGTGTTGATATTACTACGATTAGTACTCCATTTGGAGATATGAACGTAACACGTAATATTCATTTAGATGGACATCCAATTAAGATTCTTGCAGTCAACATGAAGCACTGTGCATACAGACCTCTTGTTGGTAATGGCTTGAATCGTGATACGGCGATCTATGTAGGTGTACAAACCTTAGAGAATAGTGGTGTTGACCGTAGAGTTGACTTAATTCAAACAGAAGCAGGTATGGAATGGCAGATGCCAGAATCCCATGCCTACTGGTCATAAGGAGGTAAACAATGAGTATACCTTTATATGGACAAAATAAAGATGGTGATGCATTAGGTAGTGTATCTCTTAGTCGTGGTTATACGAAAATAACGGCAGGCGTAACCCTTGATGGGTCAGAAGGCGGTGTGATTCATATTGCTGATACTGATGCTTGTGCTATTGTTCTTCCTACAATCACGGCAGCTTTAGATGGACTTGAATACAAGTTTATTATGGCTAACGATGCTGGTGGTAGTATAACCATAACAGCGGCAGATCAAACTGGTGATTTTTACCAGGGAACTATTGCTGTTCACTCAGTAGATGCTGATGATGGTTTTGCAGCTAACGGTAGTTCTAATAACATTATCACTATGAATGCTACAACAACTGGCGGATTATTAGGTTCTGAAGTTAATCTCAGAGCTATGTGGAAAGTTGGTTGGCTTGCATATGGTAATGTGTTTGGGACTGACGCTACTGGTGCAACTCCATTTAGTGGTTAAGGAGGTAGCTAATGGCTAAGTTAGGAGCAAAAGCTGGATGGAGTGGTAATTATTGTCATAAATTGACAGCAGCTGCTTCTCTTGCCCCTGGTGATAGTGGTAAAGTATTTTTCCTAGATACAGCTACAGGATATACTGTTACTTTACCTTCTGTTGCAGATGCTGAAGCAGGATTTAATTGTAAATTTATAGTTAAAACTGCTCCATCTTCAGGTACATATGTTATTACAGAAAAGACTTCTGCTGATACTAATGTTGTTATAACAAATGGCATTAATGAGTTAGAAGTTGATACATCTGATGATGGGCCATCGAATACTGGTCATACTACAATTACATTTGCTGATGGCGTAGCTATCGCTGGTGATTATGTAGAACTGTTATGTGATGGTACTAACTGGTATGCAACTGGACAGACTAAAGCTGATGGTGGTATTACACTAGCTTAATCCGAAGTTTGAGAGGTAATAGCTCAATATAAGGATGTAAAAATGTCCCTTGGGGAGTGAGTCTTTCTTCCTTTCTCTTGCTCCCCTTATGGGACTAATTTTAACAGAATAATATTGCAAAAGATTAATAATGGCAGATTTTGAAGCACAAGTAAATGGATTAACAGACCTTAGTATAGGGTCATCCTCGACATCCCCGTCAAGAGATGAACTTTCACAGTTCCTTAAAGATGGTGTATTAGAAGTAACCAACAGGACTATAGCACTTAAATCACAAGATGCTTTTATGTTTGTTAGGAGTTCTTCAGAAGGTACATCTCAAGGAGCATTGAGTTCTGATTCAGGAAAGGTACTAACTGTTGTTAGAGAGGCTGGTGTTAATAATGATTGGAGAGATTGTCGATTTATTCCATTAGGGCTACAATCTAATGTTACTGATACAGATAGTCTTCATTTTACATCAAAATATAATCCTTCTTATACTATAGAAGATGATGGTAAAGTAAATGTTTATCCTACTCCGTCTTCAGACCCAGATGCTTATAAAATTTATTTTATTAATGGTACACCTGTAGATAATTCAGGTGCTGCTTTAGCTCAGGGTGCAAGTACTATTAAATATTTTCCAGATGATAAGGTATATCTGGTGGTTCTATATGCAAGCATACAGTCTTTGATGTCTAAGTTGACTAGTTTGAATAGTTCTCTTCCTTCTGATATAACTTTACCAGCTATTCCAGTTGTTCCTTCTATGAATGCAACTACAGTATCAATTCCAAGCTTTACTGCTCCAAATTCATTTGTACAACCTGTTGCACCTGCAGGAGCTGATATAGATTTTAGTGATGTCCCGACTGCTCCTACATATATACCTACAGTACTTACTTTAGGAACAACTCCTACAATCTCTGATCTAACAATATCTGCAGTAGCTCCAGTTCCTCCACCTCAACCTAGTTTTTCTACTCCTACTATATCAGCAGTTACTGTTGGAACTATGCCAGATATTGACACAACTATACTTTCTAATATAGGTACTCCACCTACATATACATCTCCCACAGTTGGTGGAGCTACTGAAGAATTAACTGCAAGTATGACTGCTGTTGCTGATGATGCAATTGGAACTGATGTAGATTTTAGAGATTTTTCTAAATGGTTTACAGCTGTGGGGGAACTGATAGAAGATGAGGAAGATGTAGAATTAGCTCAGGCACAATTACAGAAAATTTCTACTTATGTACAGGCATATAGTGTGGCTACGCAGAATCAATTAAATGTTTTTAATAATGCTAATGTAGAATATCAAGCTAAATTGCAAGAGGGAATTCAACAAGCACAGATAAATGCTCAGAAAGCTACTCAGCAGGCACAGATTGATGCCTCAAAGGTAACTACTCAAGCACAGTTAGATGCTACTGATGCTCAACAAGAAGCATCTTTACTTCTCCAAAAGGAGAATCAAGAATATGGAGATTCTTTACAGAGATTTACTGCTGAAGTACAAGTATACCAAGCCGATGTAGCTAAAGAGGTTCAGGAATATCAGCAAAATCTTGCTAGCGATCTACAGGTGTGGCAAGCAGAGAGAACAACAGATTTACAGAAATACGGAAGCGATATACAGAATGAAACATCAAGGGTTACTAATGATATAAAGATATATCAGCAAGAGATAACAAAAGCATCTCAGAAATATCAAGCTGAAACTGGATATGACTTAGG